AACAAATACTTTAAATTTTTTGCGACCATATCCTGCTTGACCTTTTGTAATTCTTGATGGCTTATTTAATCTAACTGATTTTCCTTGATATTTAGCCATTTCACTTTTTCCTTCTTCTTTTGACCTTCATTTTTTTCTTTTTAGGTCTTCCTTTTTTCTTTCCGTATGTTCCTTTTCCGTAAGGCATAATTCCTCCTAGTTGTAAGCTAATATTTTAACTGTTGTATTTAATTTAGGATTAATACTCCTAGCCCCTATAGATTGGATAGTATTCTTACCGTCTGTAGTATCTGCATTAACACCACCTGCATGAGCAGATTTATGAATTAAGTTAAGAACAAACTCTGCATTAGGAAGTGCATTAAATCTTATTTCTCCTGTTTCATAATTTATTCTTCCTGAGCCAATTCCAAGTAAATTTCCTTGACCATCATCATACATAAAGGCTGATTTATTTGGTGATTCATCAAACGTAGTTCTATCAAAAACTGTATCATCAGGCAATTCTGCAGCAACAGCAGCTTCTAAATCTCCTACTGCAGGAAGTCTACCAACACCGAAAGGTGTAGTTCCACTTGCAGGAGCAGTAATAGATATAGCAGAGCCTGATAAGTGCTGTCCTGATGTAAATCTTATATCTCCATTTGTAATAGAGATTGTTACTCTTTTTTCAAAAAGGTTTCCTGATGTATAAAATGCAACATTCAAAGCATCTTGTATTTTATTTATAATACCATTTTTACCACCAAAATTTAAATTACTAGAGTCGGTAGTAAATGAAAGTGTAAAATCAGAACCACCATCTACTGCTATGTCAAAAGCGTAGGTAGTAGAGGCAACAAGTCCTGAGTTAGTATTTGCAGTTATGCCTGAAAGTCCAAACTCTTGATAGCCTGCTGAATAAAATTTAATACCTATAGAGCCTGCTTGTATTCCATCAGATATTGCATCTCCTGTTCTTCCATATCCAAAAAAGTTTTTAGCATGAAAAATCCCATCTTTGTCTGTTTGTGCTACTGAAAACTTATCGAAATCTGCAGTCATGTTAAAAAATGGCAACCTAATAGCAACATCGTCTGCATGAGTAGCAGCAGTAGAGCCAAATAAGCCTCTTTTAATTGTGCAGGTACTATTAGCTAAGTCTGCACCTGTTCCAACAGCAGTTACTTCACATATTTCATTTTCTATTCTAATTAAATCTCCAATCTTAAAATATTTAGAATGACCATTTTCTAAATTTAATGTAGTATGAGTTGCATCAGAACCCATTGTAGCTGAGGTTGCATGGTCTAGGTCTGCTCCACTATCAATATACATATTAGAATCAGGAGCTGTATTTTCTATAGTTGTAGCATTTGCTGCTGAAGCATCTGCATTATACCCTATAACTCTACCATGAGGTAAGTAAAAGAAATCACCTGCAGGCAAAACCATAGTTACATATCTTAAATTAGTAGCACCACCACCCATATCTACAGAATTATCATCATCTACATTAGAGTTGTTTTTCCATTCTTGAAATACAAATTGTATTTCTGCAGGAACATCTCCTGTATTGTAAACACAAAATGCTTTAATGGATGGTACAGTAGCAGTTCCTTTTGTACTGCTTACTGATAAAATATTTATAAAACCATCTGTATTGTCTACTTCTTGGCTATTTTCAAAAACTTGATTAAAACTTTTTGCTTTTGAAAAACTGTTAGTTCCTAAAGTTAAGCCTATATTTACATTTGCCATCTTATTACCTTTCTTACCTTAAATGATATTTTATATTTAAATTTATTGTCATGTCATCTGTGTCAGATGCCTCTGCAAAAGCTATAATAACTTTTCCACTATCAACATTTGCTGTGTTTACTGTTAAAGTTCCAATAGAAACTCTATCATCTCCTGTTGTTATAGGGCTTAAGCTATCTGAAGCAGAACCTGTTTGTGCCAATACTACTCCATTTGATAAATCTCCTGCAGTTGAGCCTGCACCTACAACAATGTCATATTGCATAATATGAATATTTATAGTAGATGCTGCATCAGAACCCATAATATATTGAATTTCATCTATCGCTATATTTCCTTGTACTATCCAAAGAGCAGGCACAAGTTCATGCGAAGCAGATGATAAGGTTAAAGATGTTGCAGGGTTTGTTCCTGTTCCACCCCAAGCAGCACCATTAGCTTCTCCTGTAAAATCACTATCACTTGTATTTGTAATAGTCGGAGAATATATTAAAGGATGATGTTCTCCTGCTGTAGGACTAAAATCAAAAATACCAAACTGATGATATTGTGTATTTACAGTATGTTGCCCTATACCTGCTTTCACTATATCATTAGTTGAATCTACAGTTAGTAAAGCGTTTCCATCTGCATCATAAATAACAGTATTTGTTGTAGAATCTGCAGAAGGTTGAACTTTAGCATTTCTATTAGACAGATATAAAGCTGTGCTATCTCCATCACCACAAGTTATTTGCTTAATAGTTGTTGATATACCTGTATTAGAATTATTTGTATGGAGTATATCTTTATAAACATCTTTTAAAGCACTACCTGTAAAACTTCCCATTATTTATCCTCTTTCTTGTCCTTTGATTCTTCTGATTTCTTTTTTTCTAAAAATTCTATAGCACCCATACATTTTATATATGCTTGCTCATATTGTTTTAGCATTTCTTTTAATTTTGCTATTTCTTTATCTATGTCTTGCATTTTTGCCCCTTTTCCTTTGTTATAATATAATGTTTCTAATCATATTCTGCAAAATCACTTGTTGCTGCAGGCAATGCTGTTGCTTTCATTATAAAATCTCCATATCTACCTGAAGCTGTACCACCCCAATTTAAAAAAGCATTTGTTCCACTTGTTTTTGCTCCAAACCAATAGTTATAAGTATCTCCTGCAGTTAGCCCTGTAACTACCCAATAATGTTGTACTAACTGGTCATTAGTTTCATCAGGCATATTTTGTATATGCTCATAAGTTGCTCCTAATGAATTATAAGTTGCATTATCTGATAAACCAAAAGATATAGTCCTATTAGAACTAGAAGCATTGTGGTATATTTGTACCATAATTTCAACTGCCCCACTTGGTGGAGCAATAAACCTAACTGTCATAGCACTATCAGGTACAGCATAAGATGTTGTTAAGGTATAACTTGCATGAGTTCCATCTTCTCCAATCATTCTATAGCCAAGTATCATTCCTGCATAAGCACTATTTGCTACACTAAATTCTGTTCCTGCTTTTTTTGAAATAAAATTGCCTGAATGAGAATCTGATATTATATCACCATCTATATCTAAAGTTAAGTTTGCTGCAGTTGCATCATCATCTACAGTTGCAAGTGTAGTAGCTCCATGTGCAGTAGTAGCAATAGTAAAATAATCGCCTGTATCTGCTGAACTAACAAGCTGCAAGTCTGTTCCACCATCGCTAACATTTTGATAAATTCCTACTCGACTATCTCCTGATACTACTGTGTTATAAATACCATAATTATTTTGAGTACCACTTGTTCCTGCAACTATACTATTTACTATGCCAAAATTATTTACTGTGCCTACATGAGTAGGAGAATTTGAATTTATTACTGAAGTAAATGCTCTATTGTTAATAGTTTGCCCACTAGCACAAATACCTGTATGGTCAAAATCTATTAATACACCACTTACATTAGAAGTAGTAGTAGCTGTAGAGTCTTTATCTATTGTCAATGTACCTGCCATTGTATCATCAGCATTATCGGTTATAAAGTTAGAACCACCTGCATTATCATCAACATATTTTTTAGTAGCAATATGATAGTCTGATGAAGGTGTATAATTACCTCCATTATCTTTTGCTGTTATATTTCCTGTTGCAGCATCTATTACTATATCACCATCTACGTCTAGTGTAAAATGTGCAGCAGTACCATCATCATCAATAGTTGTTATTGTTGTAGCCCCTGCAGCATCTAAATCTATTGCAAAATTATCTCCTGTATCTGCAGCATGAGCCATTAAAAATTTACTATTTATAGAATCAAATTGGAACAAAGTAATTCCTTGGTCTAAATCTCCAAATTGAAATTTTCCTGCATCTTGACCTATAAAATAAAAATCATCCCCTGAAACAGTAAAATAAGCATCTCCACTTGCAACATACAAATCCAAAGAGCCTGTAGTGCTAGAAGATGTAAATCTTATATTATCTTCAGCCCTTAACTCTAAATATTCAAATTCAGTTTCAAGTAAAGGATTTGTTAATTTTCCTTCAAGATAAAAACTTCCATTAACTCTTAATTCGTCTTTAGATAAAGAAAGGGGAGATACACTCTCCCCAATCCTTATAGGTTTTTGATGTCCGTCTAAAAAACTATCCTCTCCTAATAATATAGGATTTTTTCTATTAGGCTCAAAAGAACCTTCCGTAATAGATTGTAGTTGTGGTAGACGAGCTCTTGGCATTACTTGCCTTTCATTTTATCAATAACAGGTTTTAATATCATATCAAAAATAACGTCATCTTTTTTAGATGGACTTAACTTAACTAATTTTTCTACTACATAAACTGCTAATAAAACATATTCCCAATTACCCATTAATAATTCCATTTTATTCTCCTTGTTTAAAATCTTGGTTTTTTAAATTTATCTAACTTCTTTTTCATTGCTTTATTGCTACCAATAATATCTTTTAAGATAGCAATATCCTTTTCTACTTCTTCTATGTATTTACCATACTTATTTATATTTTTTTGCAAAGATTTAACTTGCCTGTCAAGTTCGTTTGGTTCTTCTACATATTTTTTTACTTTATCTAACTTAAATTCTTTTAATAGCTTTTTAACTACAAGCTCTATAACTTTTTTAACTATCAGTCCTTGTATCATTCTTTAACACCTAGCCAAGTTAAAAAAATTCCAATAACAAATATCGTTGTTCTGCCCACACCCTTAATCCATGAAATTTGATTTTCGTTTTTTCTAACTCTACCGTTTAACCTTAATAAATGCCTATTATTATCATTAACTTTTTCTTTGATGTGCCCAATGTCAGAAGACATTTTAGTTAAATGAATAGTTATATTATTCCTATATTCCTCAGTATCACTTTTTTTCATTTTTATACAATTTTGTTATAATATTTACCAATGACTTATAACTGCTTTCAATTCCTTTTTGACCTAGTTGCATTAACTTTTGTTGGTCAATTAATTTTATTATAATACCTTCTACCCTCGAAAAAGACTCTCTTAACTCTTTAGATAATTCTTCCTGTATATATTTGTTTTGTTTTTGTATAAACCACCAAAACGCTGCAGCAACAACAAGAGGCACGCCATATCTTTCTAGCAATTCTAACCAATCCACTACTTCTCGCTTCCGTCAAGATAATTGCCCCAAACAGTAGTTCTTCCGTTTATTATTTCTACAACTTCTACTTTGAAATCTCCATTCTTAAAAAAATCAACAATAGCAAAAGCATGATTCCAATTATTTAGGTTGCCTCTCATCCATTTATTTTTATCTGAATTTGTGTTTTTCAAACAGCCCATACTCCAAGCACTTTGTGTGCCTCCTAATCCTGTTTCTGTAAATCTTTGTAAATCGTGTGTATGCCCATACATTATATTTTCTTTATATGCTGACAAATGTTTTTTAGCATGATGTATTGGCACATAGTCGCCATGAGTAAAATTTAACTTTCCTATCTTTAATTTTTTATCAGATATATATTCCCAATACTCATAACCTCTTTCTTTAAGGTTTAAAGCATTTTCTGTCATATATTCTTCTAAATAAGGATGCCTACTAACAAATTCATCTAACCATAGTTCATGATTGCCTTGTATGAAATATCTTTCATTGCAATCTGCATTATCTAATGCTTTATCTATAATATCCATACCTTTATTAACAGCTTTAACTTCTTTATCTAACATAGGAATTAAAACTTCTAATGGTGGCTTTTCTTTATTTTTCCAATGATGTCTACTAAATAAAGACCACTCACCTGTATCACCTAAATCAATATAAGCATTAGGCTTAATAAGTTCTATAGCTTTACAGACAACATTAATAGCTTTTTTGTCGTGTAACGGGAAATGTTTATCAGGTGTAACTATAACCCTTTTAGATACAGCATATTCGTTTTTAGGCATAGATTTCCTTAAATTTTATTGAGGTAATTTAGTATAAAAAGTTTAAAATTCCTAATCAGCCAAAGAGGCTAATTGCTCACTTAATTCTTTTGCACGATTGGGTGTTTGTTTAGCCCAAAGGGAATCAAGGCACTCTATTGAGGCTTCTTCATATTGCTCTGTTTCTAAGTAATATATTGTTTGTTTAAATTTTGAAAAACCTGATAATCCAAGTTGATAGCACATATTAGTAACAACATTTTTTACTAACTCAGGGCTGTCATCAAACCACTCAAATTTATTACTTATGTCAAATTGAAGTTTAGCTAGTTTTTCTGCAAGTATTATGTCGCATATTTCTTCGCTTAATTCTAAATCTTTAATGGCAAATCCATATCCAATAGTATCATACCCTTCTGTGCATTGATACACAGAGGGTCTATAACCTTCATGCTCTTTAATTTTTTTTATTAGATTTTTCATCAGCTATAACTTTATTTTCAACAGCTATATTTTTTTTACCAAATATTTTGTCATAATTTTTTTTATATTGTTCATCACATTGACTAAACCTGTACCAATCACCTTTCCCTGCACCTGTTAAATCACCTTTTTTGCGAATAATTTTTTGATTAGACATTACTTTGTTTTCTTTTTAGTTTTTTTCTTTTCTACAAAAGCAGTCCAATCATCTCTAGCTGCGACCTTAACCCAACCGTTTCCTTCAAGATGAGCTTTCATTGCATCATCATAATCTCTAACTTCTTTATATTTTCCACCTTTAGTCCAATGTTCTACTGCATATCCCATATAAATCTCCTATTTGTATAAAGGGGGCAGATAAACCACCCCCTTTAGATTAACAACCTGAATTAGGTTTACGGATTCTTTAAGTTTAATCCCATATTATGACCTGATTCATCGATAAGTTTAGCACCATATATCATATCAGTAACTACTTTAGTTCCTAGATATTCTACATCGTATTGTGCTTGAACTCTAACGTCTTGTTGTGCAGCAAATGCACACGCTTCAGGTACATAAACAGCACCTACACAAGCACCTGTTGAAGTTGATGAAGATATAGAACGAGAATAAAATACATCCATTCCATAAATTAATCCAACAGCACCACTTCTAAGCTCGTTACCATCTCCACCTGCATCTTTTCTTATAAAGTAAGAAGCAACGCCTGTAGAAGGATTCATAAAGTCAGCAATAAGCTGATTGTTTAAAGCTATTGAGCAGTTATTAGGGTCAATATCATAACTATAAAGTGTAGATAAAATACTTTCTAAATCACCAACTGCGAAAGTATTATCTGTACCTAAAGTTACACTTCCATTAAATCCATCAAGTTCAGCCCAAATATCATCTTCAACTGTTCTAGCAAGTTGCTCGCCCATCATTTTTGTATATTTTGAAATTAATTCAGAATTTGATTGAATTAAAGCCATATCTTCAAAAATATTAGCAAGATATTTATGTTTATCTATTGAAAGTTGAACTTCGCCTTCAGTACCTGCAGCAGAAAAAGTAACTGCTGTTGAAACTGCTTTAGTTTCTGTTCCGTCTATCTGTATTTTTGGTATATGCAAAGTATCTCCTGCACCTGCTACCATTGCTGAATAATCATCTACAGAACCTCTTAGCTTTAATTTAGCTTCAAAGAATTTATAGATAGGTTCAGCCCATAACTCAGGTATAAAAGCAGCACCTGTAGTTGTATCTAAATAAGCCATTTCTTATTTCTCCTTATTGGTTTTTAACATTGGCTTTGCTTCTCTCAACTGCATCTTTAACTATATCATCCCAATTTTCTCTAAGTTCAGATTTAGATAATTTAGTCCAATCTTTAGGAGGAGTCTTATAATTCTTCCTAGGATTGCCTGCAACTTCAGGAACATTAGCCTTTGTATTATTAATTTTATTAGTAACATATTCGAGAGTATCTAAATCTAAATTAGACAACTTCTCTCTATCATCTTCAGGATGGCTCTCTAAAAGAGATGCTCGTCTTGTTTCCTCATACTTAGCCCATTTATCAGCATTAGAAGTTAAACTTTCGACTTTAGAAGAAGCCTGTTCATACAAGGTTTTAAATTCTTCTTTTTCTTTAAGTTTACTTTCCTCTGCTTTAGCGAGTTTTTTTTCAAATTCAGCTAAACGAGTTTCGGCATCCTGAGCTCTTTTTCTGTACTTTTTGCTTTCTGCAATTAACCCATCATTAGAGCTATCTTGAGTGGTTTCTGTAGCAGGAGCTTCACTTACTGTTTCTTCTACTGCTGTTGTTTTATCTTCGGACATACTGCCCCCTTTTTTATTATAAAAGTCTGTTAATATGCAATTTTTTGCATATATCAAGTATATAACTTAAATTATCTTTAGAAATTTTGCAAATTTTTGAATAACTCGCAATTAGATTATAAAAAGAAATGGTTTGAATATATAGGCTATCAACCTCATTATGGGCAAACCAAGTTGCATTATCCTACAAAAGATAGTGCAAGGTTTTTTGTTATGGTATGTGGTAGAAGATTTGGAAAGACTACAGCTTCAGCTATGGAAGCAACTTATTATGCTTCTCAGCCTGATAAAAAGATTTGGTTAGTAGGTTTATCTTATGATAAAGCAGACCTTATGTTTAGAGAAGTATGGAAGAATATGGTAATAGGTCGTGCTAATGATATAGATAGGGCTTCTGAAAAAGAAAGATTTATAAAGTTTAAATGGGGCACTACAGTAGAAGCTAAATCTGCAGACAATCCTGATTCACTTGTTGGAGAAGGTTTAGATTTACTTGTTATAGACGAGGCTGCCAAAGTAAAAAGGCGAATATGGGATATGTATTTATCGCCAACTCTTTCCGATAGAAAAGGGAAGGCTATATTCATCACGACTCCTGAAGGATTCAATTTTGTTTATGATTTATTTCTCTTAGGCAAAGAAGATGATTTATGGGAATCTCATCAAGCCCCTTCGTGGGATAACCATTTTGCCTTCCCTGACGGAAAAAAAGACCCTTTTATTCTTGAAAGAAAAAGGAATATGAGTAAAGAAGTGTTCGACCAAGAATATGGAGCAAGGTTTACTTCTTTTGCAGGTCGTGTTTACCCATTCGAAAGGGATTTAGATGTAGGACATTTCCCTTATAATCCGAATTTTCCTACTTTTTGCTCCATAGACTTTGGTTATCGTATGCCTGCTGTTGGATGGTTTCAGACTTATAGAGTCGGAGGTATATGGCATATAAACATGATAGATGAAATATTGCATAAAACTAATATAAAAACAGATGAACTAGCTTTAAAAATTAAAGCAAAACCATATAATGTCCTTAAATATTATGGCGACCCTGCAGGTATGCAAGCACAAGGACAATCAGGTATGGGAGATATAGAGATATTTAAAAGAAAAGGAATAAATATCAACACAAAAAGAGATAAAATATCAAGAAGTATATCTTCAGGAGTTTCTCATGTTAGAAGTTTTATAGAAAACGCTGAAAACCAAAGATTTTTACATATTAATAAAAAATGCACAGGTATGATGGAAGATTTAGAAAATTATCGTTATCCTGAAGCTAAAGAAGGACAGGATTTAAAACCTGAGCCACTTAAAGATGGTTATCACGACCATGGATGTGATATGTTAAGATATTTTTTTACAAATAGATTTCCAATTAAAAACAGACAATTCAAAGTGAGGATAAGATGATAAGCACAACATTTACACAAAACGTAACAGTAGAAGACATTATAAATGATTCAGTCCAAGAAAATAAATTAGAAAATCAAAAAGGTCGCAGGGATTGGGTTCGTAAAATGCTAGATTATTATGGTGGCAATCATACTAACCAATATATTGAAGATTATTTTAGTTCTTCAGCATTTCAAGAAATTCCTTGTTATAATGCTAATTTTACAAGAAGATTTGTAAATAAAATGAGTAGAATCTATACTGTGGGAGCAAATAGAAACGTAAACAAGCAATATGACCAATTAACAATAAAAAAAGATGCTAGAATGAAGCACGTTGAAAGAATGACTCGTTTAATGGGCACAGTTGCCACTCAAGTCATCTATAAAGAGTTTCATGGTATGCCTTATTTTGATTATAGACCTGTTTATTATTTTGATGTATATCTAAAAGACCCTTTTACCCCTGCTGCTATTATGTACCCCTTGTTAATGCAGCCTGAAGACATATCTTATACTCCTAAAATGGAATGGGCATATTGGGATGACTCTCTTTATGTTCATTATGACTCTGAAGGCAACATTTTAGAGGAATATGAGCATGGATATGGGGTTATGCCTTTTATTTTTACTCATAGAGAAGAACAAATAGATGAATTTTTTGTAGACGGAGCAAATGACATTGTAGACTGTAATGAGCAAGTAAACATTGCAATGACAGAAATGCAGCTTGGATTAAGGTTTCAAATGTTTGGTCAGCCATTTATGACAGGAGTTGATAGTGATAAAAGGATAGAAAGAGTAGGTTCTGACCAAATATTAGACCTTCCTGAAGGTGCAACTTATAATATTGCATCGCCATCAGGCGATATTAACGCTGTAATTGAGAATATTAAGTTTCAATTAGACCTCGTAGCTCAAAATAACCACTTATATGTGCAATTTGCACAAGATGGTGGCGAAACTCCTAGTGGAATAGCATTAAAAATCAAAGATTTAGAAAGATTTGAAGATTATCAAGACGATATTGAGCTTTGGCGTATGTATGAGCATGAATTATATCATGTTGAGCGACATATTGCTGAATATAACAATATAAAGCTGCCTGAAAGGTTGAAATTAGACTTTAATGAGCCTGAATACCCAAAAACTGTTCAAGACCAAATATTATTAGACGAACATCGCATAAAACACCACATGATTGACGAAGCAGACCTTTTAAT